TGCTGACTTACAGAATGCTAGTAGACAAGACAATATGACGCAGACTGATGCTCAATTAGCCGCACAGGTTGAACAGTTTAACTCTTCTCAAGTGAATACTATGGTTACTACTAATGCTCAACTACAAGCACAACGCGATCAGTTCAATGCTAATATGTCCACACAACTAGAGCAGTCTAATGTAAACTGGAGACGCCAAGTCAACTCTTCAAATACCGCTGGAGAGAATGCTGTTAACCAAGCTAACGTTCAGAATGCGTTTAACTTGAGTAACCAAGCGTTAACCTTCCTATGGCAAGAACAGAGGGATGAAGCTCACTGGGAAAACCAAGCTTCCGAGGCAGAGAAGCTACGTAAGGCTGAGAAAGAAATAGCTATACTAACTGCGGCTAGCGAAGTAGGTTCTGAGGCGGGTTCTACCGTAATGCGACTAATCGAAGGTAGTCAGTTTCTTACTGATTTCCTCGGTAACTAAACAGGAGATAATATATGGGATTATTTAGTTCAATAAAGAAAGGCTTAAGTAAAGCATGGAGCGGTACGAAGAAAGCTATAAAAGGTGTAGCTCGTTCTGTGAAGAAAGTAGCTAAGAAAGTAGCTTATGCAGTACCCGGGGGTAAACAATTGTGGGACTTAAGTTCCAAGATAGGGAAAGGTGTAATGAAAGGGATAGGTAAGATATCCGCGAAACTCGGGCCTGTAGGTATGATGGCGTTGTCCTTCGTACTCGCTCCTGTCATGGGACCTATGGTTAGTTCCATGTGGAGTGGTTTTGGTGCTGGTGCTGCGGCTATGGCAACTTCAGCTAATGCATTCGTGAGTACTTTAGGTTCCGTAGGATCAGGTGTATTTGCTACAGGTAACTTTATCGGTGGTACTTTAGGTGCCATGGGTAACGCTATAACTGAGAGTGCGAGTAACGTGATGGCAGGTAACTTCTCTGGTGCTGCTAGTTCATTCGCTACTAACATGTCTAATGCGTTCACAGGTAAAGCTGGAATGGCTGCGGTTAACTCTGGTGCCATGCAAGCTGCTACAACCGCTGCTGCTGATCTTTCGGCAATAGGAGGTTCCGCGAGACAAGTAAACATGCTAACCGATAGTGCTGCTGGGTCCCTTCAGAGTCTTGAGGGCATGGGACAACTAGGGGCAGATACTATTGCTGGTATGGATCCACAAACTTTAGCTCGTTCAAGTAACACAGTAGACTCCTTACAGCAGGGGGTTAAGATGCGACTTGATGGTGCGGGTAATATGTCTCCTGTAAATAATAATCAGTGGCTTGATGATCTATCTGGGGATATTTCTGGGCAAGGTGCAGGTAATGTTAATACTTACTCAGATGTTTTAGATGCTACAAGCGCTGCCTCAGGCAAAGCTGGTATAAGTAATGGTGTACTTAGGAATACTATAGATAATGCTTATTCAGGGAACACTACTTTTAGCGCTCCCGCTAATGCTCCTGCAAATGGAAGTAACGCCCTTGATCGCTTGAAGAGCATGAAGAGCTTACTAGGCGGTGCTCCTCAGGGGAATGGTTACCAACAGTATACCCCAAGAGCAATTCAATCCCAAACAGTTAGTAACGCTGGTGCCGCGCGTGGACAAGGTTCCGCAGGTTTCTCCTTGCTAGGAGGAGTGCAGGGACTAGAACAATCCGTGCGTAATTCCCAGAACATGATGTTTGGCTAAGGAGACATAAATGAGTGTAATGCAGCAATTGAAAGACCTATCAGGTCAAGAGGGGACTTCGGGAATGCCGAAGTTCTCTAAGGAGGGAGGTGCTTCTGAGGAGCAACTACAGGAAACTGAGAGCATGATGATGGCTTCTCCTATACCGGGTCAATCTTTAACGCAGGACCCCGAGAGCCGTATGGCTTACGAGAAACCTCCTAAGTTTACTAAGGTACAAGACTTTATTGATGAGACCTTTCTTAGGTTTACTGAAGAAGAGAAGTTACCTGATCTACTAGGTGCTATGCGGACAGGATTACCAGTGGAACACATTGCTGAAAAGTATCTTAGTAAATCTTTCAAGGATGGTGATATTACTCCTGATTTACTAATGTTAGCTATTGAACCTACTATATACATGCTCATATCATTAGCTACGTATGCTGAGATTGATCCAGTGTTATATCCAGAGGACCCTATGGTTGACGAACAGTCAGATGCTATAAACACAGATCTATATAAGAGAGCTACTCAAGAGTTACTTAAGAAAGAGGAGCCTCAAGGTGAGAAGCTTACAATCTCTGATTTCCAAGCACCAACCAATATGCCTAATAGTCTACTAGCTCGTTCTAAAGAAGCGGTGACTAAAGTTTCACAGGAGAAAGTATAATGAGTATCGCTAAAGCTTTCTTAATGGGAGCAGTTAAGGGTGGTCTTAAGGAAAACAATCAACGCGCTAGACGTATGGAAGAACGTATGTTAGCTCTTGCTGATAACAACGCTGCTATGTCTAGAGAGCGAGCACAGAGCCAGTACGACAACACATCTAAGGCGGCGGCTTCTATCTCTTCTACTCAAGCTGGGTTAATAGCTAATAACTTTATCGATCCTAGCACAGGGGAGTATACTAAACAGTACTATGATAACGAAGCATATCTAGAATGGAAGGATCCTGAAGTACGTAAAGCGCATGGTGGGGATGGTGGGGAAAAGGTATTTAAAGAACAGTATTCAAAGCTGATAAAGAAGAAGGCCTTTGTAAACCCTTATAAGTCAGCGCAGGAGCGAGATGCAGATCTTACTAAATTACACAGAAGTATCTCCGCGAGACAACAAGTAGAATCAAGTCAACCTGTGTTAACTGGGATTGATAAGTTACTAATGAAAGGGGCAGACTCCGCTATTAATACTATAGGGGATGGTGCACGTGCGGTTACTGAGGGTGCTGTTGATATACAATCAGGCATGACTCCACGTCCTTCTCAAGAAGTCCCAGCGTTAGCCGAGTCTAGTCCTATGGCAGCACAGGTTCCTCAGAAACCCGAGAAACCTTATGTTAGCCCTGTGTTTAATACTGCTCAAGCGGGGAATGTTCTAACACAGGATCTATTGACCCAACCAGCTTACGATAAGAATACTCAAGAGTTATTAAGTGGTGTGATTAAACAAGAAATCAAAGGTCCTTTAGGAGGTACTAGGGTTCAGTACATACAGAGAAACGATGATGGATCTGAAACTGATATTACTTCTAACGTTGTTATGGCCGATGCCTCTGGTGATGATGTACGTAGTTCTAAGAACAAAGAGAAACCTAGAGATTCTTTCGTTAAACAGATGACTGCGTTGGTGGCGGCTAATGATGCTTTTACTACTATAATGCCAACTAACGAAGGTATTATGCAAGGTATTGATTCAGGGCTTAACTGGTTAGATACTATGTTTACTTTCACAAATGATCCTGCTCGTATAGCTGCGATTAAAGGTGATGCCATGAATAAGTATAATCTTACATTAAATAGTGTTGAGTCTATTAAAGAGTATGCCAAGGGAGAGGAGACTAAGCGTCTGTATAAGGCACTTGGGTATACTTCAGGACAAGATTCAGAAGTAGATCGTATTGTTACTAAGACATTATCTAATGTTAATGATACCTATTTCATATATAAAGGAGCCTCTGCATTACGAGGGGATACTGCTAAAGAACTTAATACGATGGACATTAAGATGCTTAAAGAAATAGTCGAAGCAACAGGTGTTAAAGCTAAGCAGACCGTGTTTAAGACTTTCGCCACTAAATTTAAAATGAGTAGTATTGATACAGCTAGGAATGCTGTAAGTAATTTCTTAGGTAGTGAAGGGGACGCAAGTATTCTTAAGAACCTAACGTTTGCTAAACCGTCTGTACTACAACCTAAAGATATTAAGTCTGGAATGCCTTCTGGTGTAGCTTTCTACGTACCTTTAGAGAACGGTAAATTTACCACCGTATTTATGTCTCAGTCGGGACAGGTTGAAAAGAATGTTAATCCTAATATGCTTGCTCAATTTTACGAACTTATGCCATAGGAGCACTACATGCCAATTACATTAGACTCTAGTTTAGATGAAGATAAAGAGATAGAAAATAACACGTTAGTGGCTCCTAATTTAGTTCCTCAGACGTCTTTACTAGGGAGCAACCCTACTCCACCACAGGCAGAACAAATGCCTACTAGTGTACCACAGGAGGATCCTGAGGTTACTATGGATCCTGAGGTTACTATGGATCCTGAGGTTACTATGGATCCTGAGGTTACACCTGAAGAACCTACAGTTACTTTAGACCCTACAGTTGCGCCTGAAGAAGAAGAAGAACCTTATATTGCTGAAGAAAACCAAGCAGCATTCAATTCTCTATTCGGGTTAGATGAGGATACTCAAGGTGCTGAAGATAGTATATACGCAGAAGGGTTTCAGCCAGAAGAGAACTGGCAGACTAAGATGGAAGACGAACAGTTTCTTAAAGCTGTATACGACGGATCTTATATGACTGATGGGGCAGATAGAAATGATGCACGTTTCTTGGCGCACAAGATTCCCGCTGGTATCTTAGGTACTGCAGATATAGCTACCTTTCTTCTTCCTACTCTTATCCATAACACAGTTGATTTCGTTACGGAAACCGGAGCGGCTCCTTATGAGTTACTCTGGAATATGATAGATGGCGACATGTCATTTGAGGAAGCTGTTAAGGATGCTAGCCCTGCTACTGGGTTTACTCCTGAGTGGTTTGGGTTTTCAGTTGAAGAACTTTATATGCAGAATGTAGCCCAAGTTAAACCTGAGACAGCTTTAGCTTCTTACGCAGGTAACGCTTTCGGTGCTCTAGCTTCGGTAGTTACTGCTGCGTCTGCCATGCGTAAGCTAGGTAAATCTACTAATATTATAGACTCGGATTTACCTCAGTTCCTTAAAGATGACATTATAAAGATGACGGATAATCCTGCTTACTTCTTAGCTAGGGAAGGAATGGCAGCAATAACTAGTTCACTTTCTTCGGAAGCTGTTATGGATTGGTACCTCAGTGATGAATCAGCTAAGCCTGAATACGCACCTGTTGTTGCTATACTCGCTGCCTTTGGAGGAGGGGCTGTAGGATATAGGGGTACTGATAAGTTAAGACCTGCCTTCAATAGAACAGCACAAGGATTGAAAGTTGTTACTACTGCCTCTCGTGCCTCTTGGAACATGGGTAGAAAGTTCTTTGGTAAACTAGGGGACAATGAGTTACTAGGAGACACAGTAAATACAGTTAAGAAAACTCATGTTGGTGCTGTGCTTAAAGGTATTGATAGATTTATTAACAAACGAAAGCCTATTCTAGATGAAGCAGGTAAGCCTATATTAGACGTGGAAGGTAATGCTACTTTTGAGGTAGACATTGAAGTACCTATGGATACAAAGTTAAGCACGGATATGACAAAGAGTAACTCTAGTACAGGACTGTTCGCGGATGAGATCTTTGATAAACTACAGAAGTCAGGTGTACAACTTGAGGATTTACTTAGTGATAAATCAAGGTTTTCGTGGTTAGAAGAAAACTCTCCTCTTAAGTTTGGGGATGATATCTCTTGGATTAACTACGCTAAAACTCCACACCAACAGAAGTTTGCTCTTATGCTTGCGGAGATCCAAGGGGATGTTCACGTTGAAAAGACCTTTGCACGTTTAACTAAGATAGATGGAATCATAAAATCCAAGATGTCTACAGCTACTCCTCTGGAGAAAAGAGCATTAGTTTTAGCTGCTGAGGAAAACTATAAGGTTAAGCAAGAAGCCTTGACTGAACTTTATGGTGGTGTTGATTCCTTAACTAATATTACTATACTAGATACCTTGAATGCTCCCGAGTCTAGAACCGTTGTAGGGGCTATGATTAAAGAGAAGTTTGAGTACTTCAGGAAGAATATTAAGCAGGTCAATGATGCTTTGTTTGATATAGACCCTGAGAATTCTGTTGTATACACAATGGACATGAAGAGAGGTTCTTCTGCTGAGATGAATCAGTTCTTTAAGTTTGAGGTACCTGATAAAATAGCTAAGGAAGTGTATAGCTCTTTGAATGTTGCTCAGTCTAGAAGTATCTTAGATATGTATAAGGGTGCTGATATTAAAGTAAAAGTAGGCGACGTATTGGTAGATATTACTGAGGTAGCTAGTTCTATAGCTAAAGGCGAAACTAGTTATGCTATTACTAACATACCTATTAAGTATAGACAGACTACTTATACACACTTGGATACTGTAGTTAAAGATTTAAAGTCAGAACAAAGAGACCTTAAGTCTTCTAACAACGACCCTGAGCGTCTAAAGTATCTCACTAAAGCTGTGTCTGGAATGGAAGATTTCTTGACTGAAGGCTTGAAAGAATTTCCTGAGTTACTTAAGAAACGTACGGCAGCCAAGGAATGGTATAAGACAGCTTACCTTCCTATCTTTGGAGAGATGTCAGTAGGCGGAGATACTCTAAAGACTGCTGCTAGAAACACCACAGTAGGTAAGGTTGCTGCTGATCAAGTAGGTGCCATGATCTGGGGAGGCCCTGAATCAGATACCAACATTCGTAGATTGGCTACCTTATCTAACGAGAGTACTCCCGGTATTAATATGTTTGACGAGATGCAAGGACTAGGGGATATACTAAGTGAGGATATCTTAGAGCAACTCCCGGGAATAGATACTGTTTACGCTACCTCTAAGGATGCTCACATGTCTTTAATGTTAGGTGTAACTAATCATATCCAGCAGGAAATAGCGAAGACTATAGTTAAAGCTAGTGATCCTAGGGCCGCATTAAGCCAGTGGAAGTTTGATAATAGTTCTAAGTTACAATTCTTCCCTGAGATTCTCAGTGAGGTTGATAATTTAATAAAGGACACTAGTTCTATCTTTAGCTCTCCTGATGTACAGAAGGCACTAAAGGACGTACGGGTAGCTGAGCTTGACCAAACTACTAAGATTATGAAACAGTTAATGGATACTGATGACTTGGATGCTTCTTTCTCTAAGATACTTAAGAGTGACATCTCTTCTCTTAGTTTGAAAGAGTGGTTGGATACTTTTCAACCTGATCAAATACCTGTTATAAAGAAGCAAGCTGTATCCTCAATCTTTCAGAAAGCATTTAATTCTGAGAATCCTGAGGCTTTCCTAGATACTGGAGAATTACTTAAATCTTTTCAAGCACACAAGAAAGGACTAAAGGTTCTCTTAGGGAAGGATGAGTTTGAGAATATGCAGGGTTTCATGGAACAAGTAGAGTTTAGTAATAATGTACCAGATACTAAAGTTATAACTGACTTCGATTCAATGCACCCATCAAGTAAAATGCTAACAGTGATTCGAGAGTTACCTTCGTTATTTACTTCGTTAAGACAGAGAGAAGTAATGGGGATCAACCGTACTTACTTAGCTTTACTTCACGCAGGTAAGATTGCTGCTAAGCGTGTTGCTTCTATGAGTGATGACCAAGTTGAAGAACTTACCTATCTAATGAGTAAGTTACTTTCAGATAAAGCGTTTGCCTCTGAAACATTTGCTGCTCGTTCTCAGTTTACTAAAGCACATACTAAGATGGAGAAAGAGGCTGCGGCTTTAAATCTAAATCGAACATGGTTACAGGCTGGTGTTACCACGAGTGCTGGTGTTTCTGAGGAAGAAGGTGGATTAGGTTACGACCAAGAATGGGTAGCTGATGTTAACGCGATAGAAGAAGCGTTAGTAGAAGGAAGGTCTAGAGGTATTGATGATCAACAGATTATTGATAGAGTAACTAAAAAGCTAGCTCAGAAGGGTCTACCAGAAAGTGTAGTCGATAGGGTTAAGGCCTCTAGTAAACCATCTGCTTCGGTTATTAAGTTCTTAGAAACTAACCCAGACGCAACTGAAGAAGAACTGGAGGTATTCATTAATGGCTAAGAAAAGTATGTTTGGTAACTTCACGGAAGAAGAGTTACGTAAGATGAACGAAGATGTTGGGGACGTTGAGTTCCAATCAGATGTTGATTATGCTGGTGGTGCCCTCTTAGAAGGTAAGGTAGATCCAGAGGCTTATAAGTATGTAGGATCTACAGGCGTACCTATTCGGTGGACTAAGAAGGGAGCTTACTTACCTAAAGAATACTTAGGTACTTACACTGAGCGTGTCCCTTCGTCTTTCAAAGGACAAGGAGGTAATTACACCATGGAACCCGGGGAAGTCGTAGGTCTAGATACTGGGGCTATAAAGGAAACTGCCGCTCACGAGTACACACATAAGTTACTAGATGACAAGCCAAGTCACGGTGGTTTCTTCGGTGGGGAAGAGAATGCGGTTAGGCGTATAATGCTTAAGGAAGCTAAGACGTTTTCTGCATTCAAGGAAGATATATTCTTTGAGATGAACCAAGAGAAACACGGTGACAAGATGCGAACAAAGCGTCTTAAGGATGATAATAAAGAGGATCTAGAGTTAATTATAAAACAAGCTGACTCCCTGTTACATCATGATGGTTATAGGGATGGTGCGGATAAACATATTAAATCTATTGAAAGTTTAAATCCAGAGGGATTGGATAAGAGGATGAAGCAGCGTAAGAATCACGATTGGGAAGTATGGAAGAAAGAGAATCCTACATGGCATAAGATTATTGCATTTCTTCAAGATGATGAGGAAGTTGAACGTAACGAAGCACGAGAGTCTGCTACGGCAGGTAAGATTACTAAGCGAGAACTTGGTAATTCCTACAGAGATAGATGGGCAAACTTTAAAAAGATAGCTGAACTAAAGCTGGATGCTCTAGAAACTAAATAGGAGGTACAGTTGGTGATCGTAAATACTAGTGATTTCATCGCAGCAGTTGGTGTTTGTATAGGGATTGTAGCGGGGCTTTATACCCTCACTATAGTTCCCTTGGAGAAGGATTTGGGACAGGTACAGGTTGCGTTAGCTATCACAGCACAAGCGGCCCAGCGTACCCAGATAAACATGGAGTCTCTGGATAAACAAGACATCAGGATAGAACAGAATCGTAAACAGATACAAATAGGGGAAATTAGTGCCGCTAAGAGAGAGGTTCAAATGGAACACTTAACCACAGCAATTAAAGAACTTAATAGTTTACTTAAATTTATGAACAAGGGAGGTGAGTAATGCCTAATGTATTATACCCAAAAGCTAAAGAAGGTTTCTTAGGAGGGGACATAGACCTAGAGATAGATAACATTGTAGCAGTCCTAGTAGATACTGCTGCATACTCCTATAATGCCTCCCATGTATTCCTAAGTGAAATACCCATAGGGGATCGTATAGCTACGTCAAATAACTTAAGCACTAAGAGCATCCTTAACGGGGTGTTCAACTCAGATGACCTTGTATACCCTTCGGTTACAGGGGATGTCTCAGAAGCTTTAGTGCTCGTACAGGACTCAGGGGATGCAGCTACCAGTAGGCTTGTTGCTTACATAGACACAGCCACAGGATTACCTGTTACTCCTAATGGTACTAATATCAACGTTACAGTAAATACAAGTGGGTGGTTTTCCTTATGATAGATTTAATCAAAGAAGTATGGTTTCGCTGGAGAGCACGTGTTGCTTTTATTAAAGTACAACAGGGTCCTGATAAACGTAGGGTACTTCGGTTAACTCAAGCTAAACATCAGGCTAGATATGATACCTACGTAACAAAGTACAAGAAAATAAGTAAGCTAACAGGGGAGTCGTAGTTAATGTCTTTTTCACTAAACTGGGATGGTTCTAATGTCGTAGCAACAGTGACGGGAGGCACACAAGCGTCTCCTAACTTAGCCTCTTCTTTAGCCGATGCTTTTGTTGCAAACGGTTCTTCGGACATAAACACGAGAGGGTTTCGCTCTGGTAATATAATGTGGCTTGATAGTCTTAAGCTTGCTGTAGAAGCAGGTGCTTGGTTTAAATGGGATGATGACAGCACAGTTGAACTTAGAACAGATTTTCGAAGTTATCCAAAGAGTGAAAGTTCTCCTAATGCAAATGATGGTGGCTCTGTCATTTTTGGATACCGTTCAGTTATTAAATTATTAACTAGCGTTAGAAGATTTGATGGAGACTGCTTTATGGTAAGCACTGGAGGCACTGCTATCTTTCTTAAAGACGTAACAGGAATCAATCCTTTAATTACAAAAAATAATACTAATAGGAACGACTTTCCTACACTGAATCCAGCTTTGAGACCAGCTTCTATACAGATGGAAGGCCTGACATACATTGTAGTAGCAGGAATTACCAGCTCGCAAAAATGGTATTTTGGTACTTCAAGAAATGTCGGGTCTTTAGATCTTTCTGAAAACTTAAACCTTTCAGGAGGGGGTGAGATATTCCAAGCATACGACACGACTTATGAAAACGCTTCTATACCTACCTTTGCAATTGCTGGAGAGGTCTCTGATAGCGTTGTAGTACTTAATAACGCATCTTTTGGAACAGACGGTGTCAGCTCAGCCGCATTTACAGGGACTTGGAGGAAAGGGCAATATTTTATTAACTCACCTAAATTCCCGATAAATTCTTGGAATGGTGATTTAAATGCAGGGTTTAGCGCTGGTTCTGTCACTGGCTTCTGTGTAAGATTCAATCAAAAGATTACATTTTCTGACGGCACTAACGGCATAGAAGGCGTATTAGTTCGTATTGATACTATAGTTAGAAGCGCAGGCAGTGGTTATGATCTTTCTTTACTTGCAACACATCCACAGGCAGCGGCGCTTGATTTCACAACTACAGCGGATGGCATATACCAAGTAGACCTTATAGACACGTTAAAAGCCAGAAACAATGCTGGACAAGGAGACTCTAACGGTATTACTGAGTCTTACCAATACAATGCACAAGGTAGAATCTACGAGTACGATTCACCTCGTTACATATTCCAAAACAGAAACTACGGAGTTGGTGGCTTACTCGGTGATGACGTGGCAACAACAATTATGATTCTTGATTTAGAGGCAACACTAACTGAATCAGAAGCCTCTGCACTAACACTCATTAACTCTAAAGAAGACTTTTATTGTAGAGCTAAGTATGAGTGGGTAAATAATGATAATTTTGAAAACGAAAAATATGTCAGATTATCAGGAAATGAAGCAATACTAGGGGCGTTTAACGTAAATATTGACGCTACAGCAAGTAGTGCCTTTTCTTTTGCAGGAACAACAATAACTATTAAATCATCTACTTACACGGGTGATATGGTAACAACAGGTGTAATAACCCTATTAAATGGCGCTACATTTAATGGAACGCGAACTGATGCCAATGGAACAATTTCCCCTCCCGTCACTTACAGCTTACAGCTTCCCAATATCATAGACGGCTCACGCTTTCAAATATACAACGTCACTACAGGAAGTGAGTTAAACAATGCAACGGTCTCTGGAGGTGCAGGGATTAGTGCTAGCTACACAAAAGGGACAGAGTACACAGCAGGGGATGTTGGCAGATACCGTGTAAGCTACCAGAGTGGTGTGAATGCTAAAGAGCCAATAGAGGGTTCCTTTACATTTACAACAGCATCAACAGTGAACTCCCTCCCCACAACACAAGTAGCTTTTACCAACTACACCACCTTCGGTGTGGATGGGTCTGCAATTTCTGAGTTTAGTTGGGATAGTGGTAACATAGAAGTAGACATTAATGATGCAGATAATAGTACAAGTGTCCAGAGGTTTGCAGCATGGTATTACTATTTTATAACTACATCAGTAGGCATTAATGAGGGTTTTGGTGCAATACTGTGGGAAAGCTTAAATAGTATTAGGATAAACGCCGCTGTTGTTGGTGTTAAAATTGATAACACAAAGACAGTTCCCTTACTTTTAAAAGGGGGTAGGATATACGGTACGGATGGTGCCACTATTATAGCTTCATTGTCGGGGTCTATTCAGATAGATTATGACCCGGTATATACAGTGTCTACAGGTGTAAGTGGTTTAACCCCAACAGAAAGTGCTAAACTTACAGCAGTTGAAGGTTTTACAACAGATCTGCATAAAATAAGAGGTTTGTCATTAGGAAATCCAGTGACTATGACTCCTACAAGTATAAGTGTAGACGACATAGACCTTACTATTAGTGGAAATGGGGTGAGTACCTCTACAATAACTAGAGATGCTTAACTCGCTAACATTAGCAACAGGAGGGTTCCTGTACAGTGGAGCCTCTCCTACGTTAGCTTTAGCCACTTCTGGTTTTATTTACATTGAGAGTACGGGAGTGGTACTTTCTTTCATGGGATCCACTGCTACTATTTACGGACACGAATTCATAAGGAGTTTGAGGGAAGCAACACCTAAGGTTACCTTGTATCCTGCTGAGGGAGATGGAGTACATATTCGAAATATGAGACAGCTGAATGTATTACTACAACTAGCTGTTAAACGTATTGAAATACTGGAGAAAGCATAATGGAAATAGAAACAGGACATATATTCTCTACCGTGGACATGTGTGCACCTGAGGTAACCTTAGCACTACCTAGGAACCTTGAGCTTATATCAGGGGAATCTGAGTGTATTCTCTATATGCCTGAGGTACTCACGGAACAGTTTATAGAGTTAGTAGTTTCTTTAGAGACAGCGAGTGTATATGAACTGGAAGTAGAAGGAGGCGACCGTCCCATAGAAGATATTAAATTGTACCCTGCTGAAGGATATGGAGTACACATGAGGAGCGCAGCAGAAATGAATGTAGTGATTCAACTGTTGTTAAGGCGTATTGATTTATTAGAGCAATAGGAGGTATAGAATGTGGTCAAATATATTAGGGTTCCTAAGTAGACCAGCGACCGCTTGGGTCGAGGGGAAAGCTTCTAGGGATTACATGAAAGAAGAGGGGAAACTAGAGATAACTAAATCTAAGGTTGCCCTAGAGATAGCGACTAACACAGCGAAGGCTACGCGCTTACTTAACATGGATGCAGCAGACGCGGATTACGATAACCAAGCACAGATTGAGCGTAGGTATACCATCGCAGATGAGGTACTTATCTTGTGTGTTATTGTCTTAGTAGGTGCTCACTTCGTCTTTCCTGCATCATTAGCGGCGGGTTGGGCTGCCATGGGATACGCGAGTGCCCCTTGGTGGTTGGAGTTTATTATAGTAGGAATATTTGTGAGTGTGTTTGGATTGATGCGCTTGTTCAGAGCGTGGAGTCCCTTTGGTTCTCGTAAGGCTACAGGCGAAAACTAAGTAATCACAACGCATAAAAAAGGCTCCTTGGGTTTCCCCTTGGAGCCTTTCTTGTTTCTATGGTACTACATTTCTTTCTCTAAATACTAAATCAGAACAATGATATACATCGTCCATTGTTAGGTAAACAATCCAATCATAATCTTCTATTTTTTGATGGGCTTTAAAGGTTATCCAATCACCTTCTATTACTACCTTATACTCATTTGAATCCCCATATTGTACAACGTTATCCTCTGGCTGTAGCTGGTAGGCTAATCTAGTTACTGGTTTACTCTCGTAGGTGTTAAACATTAGGTTTCCTCTTTCGTCTAGTTGGTTTATGTTTCGCTATAGAAGGTACATTAGGTAAACTCGGGTTTACTTTAGTCTCCTCTATAGCAGGCTTTTCTTCCTTAGGTAAACTTGGGTTTACTTTAGGTTCCCCTAGGAAACTTAGGAAGTAATGTCCATTACTAATAGTGAATGATCCTAGCTCCTTAATGTCATATCCTTCTGCTTCCTTCTCTAATCTAGCTATGGTCTTAGCTGATAGTATCTTTAACATCTTTGTCTCCCCTGTTAACATAGGTATATCCTATCACACTTTACTGCTAAAGTCAAGAGGTTATCTCAAGGATAAATGGTAACCCTTTAGTCTCTATCATTATATCCTGTAGTTCAAGCAAATCAAGTAAGATACATCCAGCACTATGAGAGACCTTATATCCCTCGTGTATCTCAATAGCAGTTCTGCGCTCAACGTCGAGTACCTTGAACCACGTATGCCTCCCATGTCGATCCCTATGGACTTCATAGGTTCCCTCGGGTATACAGCTTACATTTACCTGATTGTTCCTGTCAGGGCGTTCTAGGGTCGTTACAATGCGTCCCGAAGGGGACTCAAGTCTTCCTTCTGTTCTGTCTGCAAAGTATGTTCTCTTTAATATATAGTTAATCATATGTTACCCCTCACAAGCTACGCATTCACCCTTGGAACCACTGACTCCCGCCTTTGATCTCATGTAGTATAATGCTTTAATTGATTCATTACCGAAGGCAGACTTATGCACTACGGATATTACTTCCTCATCTTCATCTGCATCAAAGAATAAGTTTAGACTCTGTCCTTGGTCTAACTTAGAACCTCTCTGCGCTGCTAAACGTATCAACACATTCTGGTCAATCTCGTAGGCCGTAAGAAACACCTGCTTCTCATGGTCAGTTAACCAGTCTAGGTGCTGCACACTTCCATTGTTGTCAATAATTGATTTAACGATTCCTTCGTCCCACCCAACTCTGCTCTTCGCCAACTCAAGGAACACAGGGTTAACACGATAGATTTCTCCTGCTGCACTAGGTTGGTTGTAGACATTCGCCACCACAGGTTCGATTCCTTGAGAAACTCCACCGCAAAGGAGCGCAGAGCTTGTGTTGGGAGCGACTGCAAGTAGGTGAGTGTTGCGGCGTCCAAGGCCTTTACAGTAGTCAGGCTCCCCAAGTACTTCGGCAAGATAAGTTGTGGCACGTTCAGCCTCCTTTCGCATATAACTAAATATTTCTTCATTAAGTAACGCTGCATCTAGAGAATCCATGGGGAATCGTCGTATTTGCAATAGTGTATGGAAACCTAAGGCACCTAGGCCCAACGGTCTTCCTCGTTCAGTTCCTCTCACTGCTTTCTCTAATCCCGGGATTTCCCTAGCTAACTCAAGAAATTCACTAGCAACACAGTCAAGGAATACTATAGAGTTAAACACTGCATCAGTATCCTTCCATTCATCCCACTTAGTAAGGTTCATCGAAGAGAGTACACAAGTATACGTTTCGTCCTCGTCACTATGAAGCATGATCTCAGTGCACAAGTTACTAGCCTTACAGGTTAGCCCATGTATCTTATAGCTCTGTGGATTAGCTCTATTGATCTTGTCCACAAAGTAGAAGTACCCTTTACCCGTGATACACTTGACTTTAAGCGCTCTCTGATAACGTTCAACAGCATCAAGATCTCCTCTATTAAGTCTTTCAATAAAACCATCTGTAATGATCCATCCAACGTTAAGATCATCTCCTTCGTGGAGTAGTTTGTCAGCAAGTTCGAAAAAGTCTCCATGAGTGATTTCAATGTAGCCTGCCCACGCTCCCCTACGGGAGGTTCCTTGAGCAACGTCTCGCATATCCTGCACGAATCCTTCAAAAACAGGAACGACGCCTGAAGCAGATCCTCCTTTACTAATAGATTCTCCGCGAGGCCTAATGTCTCCCATGTAAGCTGAAGTACCGAAGCCCTCTTTTGTAAGCAGAGCAGTCTCTCGTCTGTTTGAATAAAATGAGTCAATTGAGTCTCCTATATATTGACCTGAGCAAGACACAGGTAAACCCTTGTTAGTCCCTGTGTTTGATATTACTGGGGTGGAACCAGCCAAATGTCCTGTCCATAGTATGTTGAAGAACTTAGTCTCCCACTCAGCACTATCAGGCATATGACGAGCTAACGTACTAGCTACGCGTTCAAAGGTATCTCGGATACCCGTGGCCTCATGTAAGTACTTAGCCTTAAATAGCTGCCAAGATGGCGTAGTAAACCACTCAGGTACTGCTCCGATTGACTGGAGATGCTTCCGTTCTGCTGATAACTTCTGGTATATTGTTTCATCACTCATTCACCAAACTCCTCACAGTTACAATCTATGGCCCACTGGTCACACTTACTACATACTGCAAACCTAGGGTCTATATTAATCCTTTTTAATATCTTAAGTATCACCATGTAAACCTCTTCTCATTCCAATCTCTATTATACTCATTACCGACACCAACAAAGAAATCATGCAACTGAACACTGTTGATACCTTGGTAAAACCATTCCTTAATCACGTTACGCTCCTCGTTGAATATAGCTTTTAATCCTAACTGTTGTAAGCATAAGTTAACACGGTGTCTTGCGAAGATCTTCATACTCGCAGTGGATATACCATCTATGTCATTGTTAGGTATAGCTTTATCAATGATCATATCTTCGTACAGAATAATCTCTTTAGCACAATCGTACAAAGCATCTTCCTGTACCTTAGTATACTTACCACCTTGGTACTCATTGATATACGTCTTAGTTAACAAGGCTCCTGCTTCACTATGTAGATTCTCATCCCGCACGGAGAACTTAATACCACTACATACATTTTTCAATAAGTTCTTACCTGCACTCTGGAAGTGAAGGAAAAACGCGAATGTTGAATACACTATAGCTCCTTCAACCATACTAAAAGCACCGTGGGAAATTACGTTATCATGGTGTCCAATCATACGACCTATGAAAGACATGCGTTCTGAGAGTTCCTTATCTTTCTTATACTCAGTATAGAACTCCTCGTTATCTAAGTTTAACGCAGCATTCAAGTTATTATAGAATGGAGCATGGACAGCATCCTCAACGAAAGCAAAGGTCATAGCCATGCGTTCGATACACGCGGGTTTATCATACGCCTTAACAACGCGATCACCCCAGTAACTTGTGCTTGCCATCTTCTCTATTAAGGTAAAGAGCTTAAGCATGTATGTAACTGCGAAGGATTCACTAGCGGTCATGTTCACTTTGATATCTTGGATATCTTTGGATACCTCGATTTCCTTGGGTGTCCATAAGATATCCTGCTGAGTCTCGGCTGCCTTAAGCGCCCATTCATATTCTACTACGTAACCTTCTGTGGGTTTCAATAGAGGCATTACATTATCTCCTTCATTAGTTCTTCAAAGCCACCGATGTGACGCTCCCCTACTAGTTCGCTTACGAATATCTGTGGAACCTTACGGATACCTTTAGCTACAAAGGTCTCCTGAAAGTACTTAGAAGAAGGCGCGTCCATGTACGTATAAGGTAACTCTTTCATGTCAAGCAAGCGTTTAGCCTGCTCGCAATAGGAGCACTCAGGTGCCCCATAGATTACGTACTCGTTCAAGCTGTGGTTACTAGAGTAGAGCCTAAGATGAATGAGATTATACCTACTACCCAACCGCCCACAAACTTAAAGATAAGAACGCCTGCTCCTTGTATTAAAGTAGGTCCCATTAATGAGACTACCCAAGCTACGACAGATACGACAAGGGCTATTCCTGAGGCCCACGCGATAAAAGCGCCTAGTATTGCTAATAAATATCCAAGTATAAGTTTCATAATATTTCTCCTGTTAAAGCTGCCCAAGACACAGGGTACAGCGGTTGTATAATTTTACCTACCATCTTAGCTAACTCTTGTATTTCGAGTTGAGCGTGAGGGTCTGTTCGTTGACTATAGAATCTAGAAAAGGCTGCTAAACTTCCTGTCCAATACCAGTTTACCATACATCCCTGAGGAAGTACGAACCTAGCTTGTTCTTCAGCAACCCCTCCTTTAACCATAGCCTCGTACATACAGATAGCATCACGTACTTGGTCTTTGTATAACTGTTGCCAGTACGGTTGTAAGTCCTGATTTAATTCACCACCAGACCCTTGCTTTTTATTATCAGCTTGGGTACGGAAGGTAGGGACGAAGTACTCAGGTGTACCCGAGATATACCTACGACTCTCTTCATTCTCAGCGAACCCCTGCTTGTGTTTGAAACATTGCGTCCTAATAGGAACTGGAGCAGTCATTCTAAGTGTTATGCTCGTGTGTGCAAAGGGGGTCCAATGATTATATTTAGCTAGATAGTTAACTAACTTAGAGTCTCTCATGTCTCCCCTAGGGGCCTCTACGTCACTAGCAAAGGAAACCCGAGCAGCACGTACTACGGAACTATCGGAACCCATGTGATCAATGTATTCAACTTTCAAGAGTAACACCTAAGAACCTTAGCAATATCAGGTTGACTAAAGTTAGGACCCTTGAGAACCTTACCATCCTCACGATAAATTGGTTTACCATCGGCCCCTAGTTTACTCATGTTAGACCGTTGGACCTCCCTGAGCAATGCGTCCACAGGGAAACCTAGGGTTACAGCTTGCTGTGCAGTGACATAAAGGATATCAGCTAATGCATCGGCTACCTCTACGATATCTCCTGCGTCTATCGCGTCATTCAACTCCATGAGTTCCTCTAAGATTAGGTTATGTAAACGTGTTGCCTCCATGTCCGTAGGGAGCCGAGGGATCTCACTGGTTGGTACGTTGTACGTGGTATTGAATTGGTTTACTTGTTGTTCTAAGCTCATTTGTTTAACTCCTTAATCCGGTAGTCTACTTCAGTATGTACTACGAGAATAACCAAAAGTATTACCTGAGCTACTAAGTATTCGGTAGTGAATATACTACCTATCAGGAATACGTCCCATACTGAAGAAGGTTTATCCCACGGTGCTGACAGTCTCTCTAGTAATTTCATTTGTTTAACTCCTGTTTACGTAACCAACTAAGGAATAATGCATTACACGCGATGTGGTCTGCGTGGGGAAGTCCTGAATCTGAATCTACTAGCTCACCTTCCTGTAGAGCAGTCATGTGCCTGAGCATTGCGGCTGTGTATCTATTGATTGCGTCGGGTACTGTTTTCCATCCGTTAGCACTATACTTCTTAGCTCCGAATGTCATTACCTCAGCCACTGCGTAAACAGAAGATAGTGGTATTAAGTCCATTTGAGGTTTACCTGCGTCATACTTAAATGAGCCTGCTGTTTCTCCTGCTAACCCTTTGGTATCTTTCATATCTTCTCCTTGGTAAACATAGGAAACAGCCCTTTAAGTCTACGCTTCCACTGGTTATCTGTTATCTTCTCCAAGCGAACCATGATGTATTCATCACCCTTCTTGGTATGGTCTTTCAATGCTTCAATCTCAAAGACTTGCCTATCATCAAACCCCATGGCTAATTGCATAGAGTCTAGTAAGGGTTTAAAAGCGTTATCAAGATCACTCAATTTACTTGAGTAACCCACGACTAAACTTAACTTAAACTTATCTTCACTATCGAAGTCGTAGGTACGCTCCGCAAGTAGATGGTGGATGTCAGACTTAAACTCACGGTACTCTTTAGTATCCTTCTTGAACTTAGCATAGTGCATCTTGTTCGCGGAGAATGGTTTCTGACTCAGTCTGACTTCCAGTACTATCTTACCCAAGTTTATTCTTACTTCGAATGTCTGCTATAGTTACATATGGATTCTTCTTTACTTCTTTCCGAATCTGTTTGTAACATAGTCCCAAGTGAATTACTCCAGTATCTTGGTCCTTGTAATACGAGCGTTTTCCTAATTGCTTCATAACAGTTTCTCGGGTAACACTTGCGGCTTCCTCGGGTTCAACTAAAGACTTAAGTAACTCAATCATAATGTTTAGGGTCTGGTGTTTAAGGAATCGTTTATAAGTTAATTTCTGCATAGATTCTCCTCAGAATTCTAGGTTAGGTCTGAACCCATCATAGTCATCATCAAACGCAATGTCTGATTGTTTAACTTTAACAGGGGTGTAATGTATTTTTAAAGTAGGTGGAGCTAATAAGAGCATGTAGACTAAGGTAAAGGTTTCATGGAAACGTTGTTCACCGAAGTCATCATCCGCTTCATCCTCAATCCCGTAAGCATCAAGGTAGTGTTCCAATGTAGCCCTAGGGTAATCCTTAGGATCAATGGAGTCAAGTATTTTATTTACAGTTACCTTCCCGAAAGAATGACAAGGTATTGGCCTGTGTTTCTTACGAGCCTCCTCATCTCTAAATACTATCTCCCACTTACCTGAATGAGAAAGGCCGGGGATGTTGTCAGTGCCCATATCACCTAAGAGAACCTGCTCCCATAGATTCCTGTGTCCTTCCTCAGGAGTTATGGTCATTAGTTTCTTGGTGTTCATGTTATAGTGCTCACCCGCATACTGCCATAGGTCTTTGTCTTTCGTAGCTATTATAGTGGTTACCCTTGGATTACCCTTGAAGTACTCACTTGCTATAGTTAATGCATCATCTGCTTCGACTCCTCTCATCATTTGAAAACCAAAGTGTTTCTGTAAGTAGTCTCTAATCTCATCATAGAACTTGGGTTTCTCTTCGTTAGTCTTGCGTTGTCCTTTGTAAGGTAACGTTGTAGCTACCTTGATTCTGAAGTTACTCTTGCCTTCCGTTAGGAACCCAAGGTGGTGAGTAGCCTTGGAACCCCTAAGGATTCCTCTGACTATTGTATTGACTATCTTACTGACTTGGTACCAGTTTAAGTATGTACCATCCTTCTCTTTACCTGCTACACAGAAGGCTGCTTCATATACTATTAGGTCTGCATCAATAAGAACTATCTTCATTAAATCCCCATTGAACCATGAGCTAACTTAAGAAACTTATCAATGAATGTAACACCTTCTTCTATCTTAGCTGTCTTGCAAGGACGGTTCATTCGTTTCCAAACACTACGATTCCTAGCATTAAACTTCTTAGTATACTTCTGGGCGGCTATGATAGGGGCTGCTAATTGTTTTACTAACGCATCTTCTTGTTCAGTCATTAAGTATTCTCCTCTTCAATTTTAAGTACGTAATCAAGTACAGCAGCTATCTCATTAGAGTTAGCGTCAGTCTTAATCCTGTTTGCCTTCATAGAGATAACCTTTACGTTACCCCTAGTATACCCAAGATAAGGGATGCATCTATCTAAGGAAGGCGAGTTATCATTATGAGTACCATCAACACTAGGGATCAAAGGTATCCTAAGTATAGGACATATGTTAGGTATCTGAACGTCTTCATAATGTAAATCAAACATAAGACCTTTATCTTTAGACCTTTGTTTAGCTCCAGCTAACATGCGCTTCATTGCGATTTCCTTGGCATCCTTTGGATTAACACTGGGAGTATTAATAACAGCTACCTGAGTACCTGTCCGCCTTTCCTTATGATATTTACTCTCACACTTCTGACACCATGAGTGGGTTTTGAGTGTGGAAGGAATCATTCTAAAGTGATCCAAGGGTTTCTCTCTGTCACACCTTCGGCATTCTTTCATAAGCTCTCCTCTGTTTTATCCTCCCTGATTCGAACGAACCGAGGATGTCTAAACTTGTTATACTTAGTCATCTCCATGTATTCTACCTCAATTAACTGCTTAGTCAACCAAGTTAACCCATGTAAATCAAACATCATCTGCCACCACTCTCGGTCGACATCGGAGAACCCTGTGCCGACCTTACCAAACCAAGTTAACAACGCTCCCATCTTACCTGTGTGCTTACCTGTGCCTTCTTGGAACCCTATGATAAACACATCAGCGGTATCCTTGGGTTTAACCTTGAGCCATGTATCTCCTTGACGTAATATTAGACCTTCGTATCCTTGGGATACTTTGTGTTTCATAAGTAGTTCTAGGTCACGCCTTGATGGAGTATCAATAGAACCTAAGTCCAACCGAGAATCCAAGGGATCTAAACTATACACATAACTAGGATCAACAGGGGAACCATTGTTCTTAGTGCGTACCAAAGACATTGATGTTTCCCAGTTCTGGTTATAGATCTCAGCATCGGTTATACTCTTGTCCACGAGGGAAAGGTTATACAGGGGTTTACCTGCTCTAGAGACTGGATTACCCTCTGAATCCCTAAGCATTCTAGCTCCATCGATCTTAAGGGTGATACTCCAAATACCCTTGAGGTCATTGCCCTTCCATGGTTTAGCTTTGTTTTCATTGAACTTACCTCTTGCCATTACTTTTTCTCCTATATTCATACTTAATACCTTTCCAATCCTCACACTTGGGACTTCCTGAGGTTGTTAAGCTGTCATGAAATTCACAAATTGAGTGTGTACTATTTTTCAGTTTTAGGAAGTTTACACAGTTACCACAGTTTTTCTTAGTTATCATTAGTTCTCCTTAGTGTGTTTGAGACCAGTTATCGCCTACCTTGACCTCACCCTCAAGTAAACACTTGGAACCTAGTTCCTGTGAAATCTTAGGGAAAGCTGCGACACATATCTCACTGAAGCGTTCAACGTCTTTCTCAAGAACCTCAAACTGACCTTCATCATGTATGTTACCAGAAGGGTTCCAATCTAAGCCTTCAGCATCAGCAACAAGTGCTACTTCAATTAACCAGTACTTCATGACTATAGCTCCCATGCCTTGCAACAGTGTGTTGAGGGCTGAGTGTGGGCTACGTACTCTCAGGATACGACCATCGAATCCCTTAAGCCACCCACGATCTTTAGCAGCCTTTAATACACCTTCTCTGAGCTTAGCGAGTGCTGGTGTTTTCTCTAGGAAGTTAGCTTTAAGCTTCTTACCTTCCTTAGCTTTACCACCAACTATAGCCCCTATCTTAGCATCTCCAGCACCGTAAAGAAAGGCATAGATAAACGTCTTAACGTTGTCCCTAAGTCCATCATGTATATGGCTTGTCTTATCACGAACGGTTCCCTCGGGTACAAACCCAACAGCTATACAGTTTACCCAATGGATATCACCTTCAAGTAAAGTCTGTATGTAAGTTCTATCACCCATGTAATGAGCGAGAGTACGTAGCTCCAAGCCACTAGCATCACAGCCAACTAACTTGTAACCCTTGCGGACCCCAAAGAGACTACGGCATTCTTTACCGTAAGGCTTACCACCAGCGGGAACCTGAGCAACGTTAGGAGAACTATGAGTCATACGATTAGTATTAGCACCCATGGAATTAACGTAACCATGGATCCTATGTACACCTTGGTCCTTATGCCACACCGATTTTTCTATCCAAGACTTAACCATAGCTTCTCGTTTCTGAACTAGAAAGTATTCAGCCAAGGGAACAGCTTCTGGGATACCTGCGTCTGCGGCCTCCTGTAGAACTACATCGTCTATAATATAGTTACCTTTCTCAGTCTGCTTAGTTAATACGTATCCTGAACGTACTAAGCGTTCCGCAATCTGTTGCCTAGAACCTAGGGAAAACTCAGGAAACTCTATGAGACTAAAGGAACCACTGGTATAAACCTTGTGATATACAGGAAAGTCCTCAGAGGTGTACCATGTACCTTCCTCCCCATCAGGAAAGGAATCTGGGGTTCCCTCAGGTACTAGTTTGAAAGTAGAGTCTATCTGTAAGCGTTCAGTAAACTCAGGAACATCTATAACAGTTTCCCAGTCATCAATCTTCTTAAGACCAACAGAAGAAACTGTAATATCCTTCTTAACCTTAGGTTGAACTTCTCGAACAAACTTAGCGATAGGCTTAAAGGTTTTCAGCACCTCGTCCTCTAACTCAATAACACGTTCCACGAGTTTCGCATGTAAAAGCTCACCACCCTTAACATCAAAGACAAACCCATGTTGCATCTGTCTTTGGATTATTATAGCAGTATCCATCTCACATTTAATACTCTGCCATGAGAAGTTCTTAAGTAAACTAACGAGCTTCCAGAATACATCAACATTGACCTTAACATCCTGAACACAGTAAGCACCCATGGCTTCTGTGTAATGACTACGCTCCCAACCCTTATCTAATTTAATGTTAGCATCAGGATCATAACAGTCCTGTTCAGGGTCGGTTACTGGATAATACTCCACCTTGGAGTTACCTAAGCGAGCACCCCAAGAACCAAGGGAATGTCCTCCTTCAATATCAGGATGATACATTCTACTCATCCATAAGGTATCTAGGATTATAACATCAGGCCTAGGGGACCAACCAAACATCTGCTTCAAGAGAGGAAGGTCGAACCCAATGATGTTATGTCCTGCTAATACATCTAACTTATCAAGTGCTGCTAGGTATAACTTCTGTGCACCAAGGCAGTACTCCATGGTCTCCATGCTCTTAGGGTCCCTAGTAACTGATATAACACAGCAGTGAACCTCTGATACATTGTGTAGCAAACCATTAGTCTCAGTATCAAAGACACCAATGGTTTTACCTTCTAACTCTTTCCACATTGTGTTCTATCCTCCATACCTTAGGGTCTAATGGAACTAAATAGTTATTCTCCCAAGGTACGAAAGTAACCACAGCTAAGTAACCACTATCATACATAACTAAGTACTGCTTCTCTTCGTGGGGGTTAGGCGACCACCGTTCCCCTGTTTCTCTATTAACTGCATAGAATACACGTGACATCCGTTATCTCCTTAGTAACCTATTGGCTTATCGTCAAACTCACTCTGTGCATCATCGAAGAATGTGTCTGGATTAACTACATACATCCTGCCAGTATCGTCATCAAAGTGGGCAAAATCACAAGGCCCTGTCCTACCACTGAATCGGCATTTAAGTACATGGAATGAAGTAGTATTTCGTTCTTTATCATTTTCAGCATACTTGTTCCTCGCTATTGCTATGGTTGTCATAGCTATTTGTTTAAGGGAGCCTGAACCTTTCAAGTCATCTTCCGTGGGTATCCTGCCTTCTTCAAAGGATTTACCACCGCCACCAACTTTACGCAGGTGACTCACGACAACCACGCATATGTTCAAGCGTTTAACTAACTTAAGCAGACGATTCATGAACTTGTCCATACTAAGGTTCTCACTACCAGCGGCACAATCGGATACCGCAATAGTAATGTGATCTAAGAATATAATCTTAACACCATCAACTGTAGCTGCATATTCCATCTTGTCTAGAAGAGATTCGTCTTCGACTGCTCCCTCGTGATCCAAGGCAAAGAAACGTTTATTAGAGAATAACTCATCGTGTATCCTCTTCTCCTCTGCTTCTGGTATGTTAACGTCAGGAAGCATGATACGTTTGTTAGCGTGTATAGCCATCAACCCACCAACTGTGTCCCCTGTATCCTCTTCTAACGAGATATCAAGTATAGAGAACATCGTGGTAGTTAACAAGTGATACTTCCACTCCCTGAGTATCTGTGTCTTACCTGAGCCTGTGCCAGCTGTCAGGAGAACTATCTCTCCCAAGCGTATACCATAGGTCTTCTGATTCAACACTTCATACTGAGGATCGAAAGATATACTCTCTACGTTCTTCTTCTCCTTGTACTTCTCCCAAGTATCCGCGCCATTAATGATACCTCCTAAGGTATATTGTCGTGCACGGAAGAACTCGTCGACATACTTGGAACCCTTGTTAGCCTTTAGGTAATCACAAGCATCCTTACCTTCGGTTAACCTTAGTACCTTGGTACGCCCGGGAAACAAAGGACCTACTTCTTCAATCGCTTTATCCCCGGGAGCATCTGAGTCAAAGTTTAAGGTGATCGTCTCAAAGTTCTTTAAGGCTTCAAAACCTCGCTTGCATTCCTTCTTAGCACTACCACTACCATTAAAGATACTGAAGTGAGGATACTTACTACCTGTCATTCTGTAAGCAGCCATAGCATCATACTCACCTTCGGTTATCGTTACGGAACGTCCGGTCTTAGGAAACTCCTGCATACCAAAGAGCATAGCCTCACTCATGTCCCCATGTATCTGATACTTCTTATCGGGGTAAAACCTTTCCTTTACTGCAATCAGTTCTCCTTTAGGGTTGTACGCAGGGAACAAGTGAGATCCCTTACTCGTTGTTTTCATGCCAAACTTCTTGCATGTATCTAAATCAATACGCCTATCAGGGATACCCTTGAACTCAGCGTTATGATAGAACTCAAAATCAAAACTCATCTGCTTACCTCTTGGTTGTTCTACTTCGTAATCCCCTGATTTCTCTGAGTTATCCCAGCCTTGGCACTTGTGACAGAATTTACCTCCGTCCTCGTATTGCGACATAGCATTGGATGAACCACAGGAATCAGGGGCAGTGCACGGTAAATTAGATTTTACTATGGTACCCATGTTTCTCCTCACAAGTATATACCGTACCTTTTACAACAAAAGTACCTGTTAACTTACATGACTTTTCTATGTCTATCTCAACACCACTCGCCCCTACCGAGTAACTAAGGGAAAGGACGAATACTAATAGAATCCCTAGCAAAAACCCTACTCCAACGTCAATCATATGGACGCTCGTTTCTTAACTGTTTCCCATGAATCCCTAGGTCTAATGTTAGCGTCGCCATTATAGTAGGTTACCCAAGGACCTAGGAATGCCATAGTATTCTGCGCCATGTAGACATAAGCTACTGGGTCAGTAAATTCTATTGTATCCCCCACAGTAACTAAGCCTTTCTTAGATGTCTTACCTCCACCAATAGGATCTTTCCATACATCTCTCCAGACACCGTTAACTCGGGCAGCACTACACTTCATAGCCCAGCCTAGGGTATCTCTGTCAACCTTCTGTAACAATCCACCACCCATTCCGAATGCTATGTTATCAATAGAAAACTTATTGTCAACCATTCTTTGCATGATACGTACAATGGAGTTCTCGTCAACACCGTCCCCTTGAATAACTCGGATATGATCAGGAAGGACTTTGAACCCTTTAGCATTTATAGTGTAACCAAAGTAATCCATTAGGTCAGAGATAACTTTGACTGGGGTTAACACTGGATCACCTGAGTCAGGACGGACAACCAGTGTACCACCGACCTCTAACAACACTGGCTCTAACTCTTTCCATATCTGTAATGCTTCCCAGATGTTATATGAGTCACTCACACAAGCAAAGATATTACCTTCTCCACCATTGACACGCAGGAAGTTCTCGTACATCTTATACTCAGCATCACGACCCCATGAGGTTACAGTTGAATGCTCAGTAGCAGGTATACTAAAACCAGCAATAATATCGTAGTTATCTTTAACATACTTTACTGCTTCAAGGTTATCAGTACCAAGGAACTGTGTAAGGTGGGCTGCTCCTCCTCCTGCTGATGATTCACCAGAGGAAACCCCTCGTGCACCAAAGTCATGTAGTTTGAAATCAATGGTACTCATGTCAGCACCAGTACGTTCCATGAACTCTTTGATACGAGACTTCACGTAACGGCTACGGCTTGCAATAGTTGAGGGATACCATACACAACGCAAGAACAATGTCTCGAAGAAGGAGGTTAACCAAGGGAACTCAGGGTCAGTGTTTACTATGGTTGCCACTGGAGTACTTGGGTCGACTACTGTACCCTCAGGTACACCATAGATTTTCACAGGAAATCCAGAGCCGTAGTGTTTCTTGTAGAGAGACCACCACCCATCTTCATTGAAAGGTACCCCGTGTTCTTCTGCAATATTCTGTAGCTCTAAGATATTTCCACCTGTAAGACCACCAGTAATCTTATCAATGAAGTCATGGATACCTAGGACAACCACAGGATAGCTCCCCTTCCTTGCTTCTATGTAGCTGTAGACATACTCGGTGCCCTCGGGATACTGGCTATAATGTGAGAGCTTATAACTATCTGTCATTAGTAATACGTTATTCATTTGTTATCTCCTGTAGGTGGTCTGATAATATGTAAGAGTGCATGGGGTCATCTACGAATTGTTCCTCTATAGACATCATGTGTTTATCTCCGTGGGCATCCGAGAGGAACTTCCATATATCACTTGTCCTACGTACAGCCTCGTATACCTCTCCCTTGAGGAACGCAGGACTCTCCTCGTGTTCCTGTGGCTGCATCCAGAAATCCTTTATACATAAAAACTTAAATATATCGTTCACGCGGTGTCTCCTAACCATTTACCTTTACTGTATTCGAATGTATGTTTCTCCATAGCCTCTATCTTAGGGAAGTAAACAACACATCCTTCTGGTTTATAACCTCTATCCTCACTTGAAGTCTTAAGGGCATTCATTATAGCATCAACAACCTCGTGAGAGTACTCACCTTGGTATAACATAGGAACAACATAGATTCCCTCAGGAGTAGGATTATGCTCTCCCCACCGTCTAGTGTTAAAGAGGAAGAAACGTTTCTCAGGGAGACAATGAGGATTCCCTTGGATACCTAAACCAGCCCATTCACCATAATGCTTACCGTCACCTAATGCTAAGAACTTCTCTTGATTATCAAACACGTGTTGAGCAAAGCCATAGTTATCACTTTCTTTACCTACGTTTAACATACGCTTACGACTCTGTACACCTACTATCTCGTCACCTTCTATGATAACACAGGCATTAGTACCATCCATTTTCTCGGTAATTACAACAGTACCAAGGACTGCCCGTGGTATCTTAGGCCATGCTTTGAACTCTACTTTAGTATTAATCATTTAGCTTCTCCTACTTTAGATAATAAACGTTTAAGAATTAGACTGTGGTTGTAGAAGAGGAGTTCCTTATCTTGCAACACAGAATCCAAGGGTAACCACTGGAACTCAGTCGTCTCTTCACCATCAATCGTTATCTCTAACTCTAGGTCAGGTTTCAATACGAATAGGTAATTAATCCCAAGGGTACGTGAACCTAAGTCATTCATGTTCTCTTCGACAGCCTGTGCTAAACACTGAGCATCATTAGATAGTATCAAGGAGGCTAAGTCAACACCTAATTCTTCCTTAACTTCCCTGATGCAACCATCCATAGTTGTCTCGTCATTCTGGACATAACCACCAGCAAGCCCTAGCTGCCCACGACCACGAGAACCGCCTCGTCTGCCTACAAGTAACTTACCGCCCTGAATGATAGCAGCAAAGCTTACGGGTTCCATGGGATTACCAAAGGGATGCCCTTGTGTCTTAATCTCACACATGCCTTCTGTGTCCTCGTACTCCATACTTAGACGGTCTAGGTCTTTATGGTTCTCTAGGAACTCAAGTACACGTGAATCTATGAAAGCATCAACAGTCCATAGTGTATCTTGGTACCATGCGTGTCGTATAATTGTAGCTGAGATAGGCACATCTTTCACGGTTTCCACAGGGAATAGGAAAGTGGTACGATAGAAGTCCTCATCTTTCTCGTGGGTCAATAGTAATACTTCGGTTGGGTCTTCTTCGATACTGAGTACCTCACCAATAACATTACTAATCCATTCATCATCACTAGGGGCATCGGGCAAAGGACGAAGGATTAGGTCAGTGCTGGCTGAGTATACATCTTGTATCAAAGCGAGCCTCTCCTCGTAACTAAAGGGGTTCTTGTAATCTGGTAGTTGACGTGAGCTACCAATAAGTATTAACACCTTATCAGCTTCCTTCTGTGCTTTATCAATAAGGGACATGTGTCCTAGGTGTAACGGTTGGAATCTTCCAATCACGATTGCTAATTTCATAGGTTCTCCTTTTGGATATAAAAAAGGCCCCTAGGGAAATCCCTAAGAGCCTAATGTTAATTAATTAATAGTCTGCTGCATAACCTTCACTTTCACTTTCATCCCCAAACGCACCAGTATCCTCGAACTCCATAGCACCTTGTGTCTTGAGGTCTAAAATCTGTATCGCTACTAAGTCAGATGATGTACCTGTAGTTTTACTAGGTGATACCCAGTCTCGTAGCTTA